ATTTGTCAAGGATAACCACTTAAATAATTATATAGACTCTACAACCAAGGTAGTGTTTATTTCGAGGAATAAGATTCCTAAACCGTTGATAAAAGCAGATTGGCAACCGCGCACTGCCATCATAACAAGCAATCATGACTTTGGAAAACTGTCAGCATACTTAAATGACTTTTCCACAGTATACTATTATAACAATTCAGTAGCCATGCGCAACAGCAGATTAAAGGGGGCAGATAAAATTGTCCAGTTGTAAAATAATAATTAGAGATGAAGTAAACATCAAGATAGAGGGACTGTCTGTTGAAGTGCGCAGAAAACTTTCTAACTCGTTGAAATTTGAATTGCCGTATGCACGTCATATGCCGCAGTACAAACTTGGGCGATGGGATGGTACTACTACATTCTTTGGCCTCGGTGGCAACGGATATTTGAATCACTTAGATACCATACTTCCCCTCTTAGAAGAATGTGGCGTATCTGTTGATGAAATTGAAGATTTGCGAAATCCACATAAATTTGATTTTGAGAAAATTACGGATCAGTACTGGGCTGACAAAGGTAAAGTATGGCCCAAAGGTCACCCAATGGCTGGACAACCTATTGTACTTCGTGACTATCAATTAGAAGCGATCAACCAATTTATGTCTAACCCGCAGGGTTTACAGGAACTAGCCACCGGCGCAGGCAAGACTATTATCACGGCAACTCTATCAGCATTGTGCGAGCCCTATGGACGTACACTTGTGATCGTTCCCAACAAGGGACTGGTTGTACAAACAGAAGAAGACTATGTTAACGTGGGCTTAGATGCCGGCGTATACTTTGGTGATCGTAAGGATTTGAACAAGACACATACCATATGTACGTGGCAAAGTCTTAACATCCTAGATAAGAAATCAAAGGGCACAACAGATGAAGAAATTTTAACACTGGCAGAATTACTAGACGGTGTTGTCTGTGTAATTGTTGACGAAGTACACATGGCCAAGGCAGATGTGCTGAAGAATTTGTTGAGTCAAAACTTGGCCAAGGCTCCTATTCGTTGGGGACTGACAGGAACTATACCCAAGGAAGATATTAACTTCCAAAGTATTTTAGCAACTATTGGACCAGTAATCAACAGAATTTCTGCACACACTTTACAAGAAGCAGGAGTGCTAAGTCAATGTCACGTCAACGTTGTTCAACTAGTTGATATTAAAGAATTTAGAAGTTATCAAGAAGAACTCAAGTATCTAGTCAGTGATGCTGACAGGATTGGATACCTTGCTAAAATGTGTACAGGTATTAAAGAGAGTGGTAATACTCTTATTCTGGTCGATAGACTGGATGCAGGCAAACAATTAGAGGCACAAATACCCGATAGTATTTTTATATCAGGCGAAGTCAAGTTGGCAAATAGAAAGGAAGAATATGACGAAATTCGTACAAGCACTAACAAGGTTATCATCGCGACCTATGGTGTCGCGGCTGTTGGTCTCAATATACCTCGTATCTTTAACTTGGTTCTTCTGGAGCCTGGCAAGTCGTTTGTTAGAGTTATCCAGAGTATTGGCCGTGGTATAAGAAAAGCAGAAGACAAAGATTTTGTACAGATATGGGACATAACGTCCACATGTAAGTACGCAAAGCGGCATTTAACGGAACGTAAAAAGTTTTACAAAGAAGCCAAGTACCCGTTTACGTTAGAAAAAGTTACTTGGGAATAACGGAGAAATATGTTAATACTAACACTAGATAATAAGACATTTGATTTATCAAAAATGCCAGACGAAGTAGAGGACGATATCAGATTTTCTGTATTAGACAACAGCGATGTTGATAATCCTGATTTCTTTTTCATGCCATTAATATTCTTAGAAAGTTTTAATAGCCCAGCAATGGTATTGAGAATTGGCGATAACGAAATAATTATGCCCATTGATTGGAGCATTGCAATTGCCGATAGTGAATGCGGCAGCGATATTGAAGTCATGCCACTTACTAGTTTAAATGACAGAGGGTTTGAAGCATTTTTACTTAATCCCATAAGTTCATTCAAACATGAATACGGCAAAATTGAAATTGTCAATGTCTATAATGATGTCAAATGGTATTTTCCTAAAATGAAAAATAATCAATTACTGTCAGTGCCATTGACAGATAGCGATAAACCGTTGTGTGCATTTTTTACCAAAGACATCAGCAGACAAAGTGAAATTATTGATTTCTTTAAACTAATGTAATGCCTTTAGATTCATTCAAACCATATGACGGCTTTATAACTCACTGTATTGGGTGGCAATTTAAATTGAGTATTTTACCTCGAAGGTGTTACTACAGTAACAAATTATTGATGTTTAAAAACTGTTACAAAGGCACTGCTATGTGGACCGGCCCGGGTACGCCAGTGTTTGAACACAGATGGGTCGACAAACACGAATGGTTGTTGCAGAGAATTAAAGGAGAACTATAATGGGTAATCTTAAACCAGGGGCTTCCTATATATACGAACGCAACGGTGATGAAGTATACGCTCGAGAGTTTGGTGAAACGGATCGCACATTAATTGGGTACAAGTATGAAATGGAAAGTAAACCAGACTCCCGTACCGCCGATGGCCGACCTCTTCGCGAACACATCATGGAAGACAAGTTGTGGGGTGAGATTCGGCGAGAAGCAAAGACCAATATCACTTTACAACGGGCCCTGGATCGTGCTATAATGATATATCGTTTAAGCAAGGATAAGCCAGAATGAGTGAAAAGTTAACAATTAATGATGAAACTGCGGCCATTGATTTTCGTGCCAAGGATCTATGGGATACCTTGACAGATGAGCAACGCAAGCAGATCAGTTTTTATCTATTGCTACGCTATGCATCCGATGTACGTACCAGCAACACTGATGTGCAGGCCTTGGCAGTTATTCAGACCAACGAATATTATAACAAGAATTTCTTTGCACTAAGCAAACATCAAAAATTACTTTGGTATCTTGTTTGTATGACTGGCAACGGAACAACTCAATACTTTCACGAGTATATTAGACACAAGAAGAAAACGGGCGATAGCAAGATACACAAAATGCTTGAACAACTATACCCTAATATGAAGCCGGATGAAGTCGAACTCATGGCTAAAATAACCACTACTGCTGAGATTAAAGACTATGCTCGGAGACTGGGCATGGATGATGCAGCCATTAAGAAAATGCTATGAACTTAGATGTGTTTCAAAAGAAAAAAGGAATAACTATCAAACTGACCTCAGCACTAAAACCGTTTAGTTGTCAACACTGCGGTTCAGGATTTATGAAAGAGAATACTCTTGCTGTCCACATGTGCGAGCAAAAACGTAGATTCTTGGCCAAAGATGAGAAGCATGTGGTGCTTGGATATCAAACATATCTTAGATTCTTTCAGTTGACGCAGAAAGCAAAGGCTAATAAAACTTATAACGAATTTGCCAAGAGCCCTTACTACAATGCGTTTGTTAAGTTTGGAAGTTTTCTCAGTAATGTGAATCCATTATATCCTGATAGGTATATTGACTTTGTTGTAACCAGCGGAGTTAAACTGGATCACTGGTGTCGAGAAGAACTCTATTACAAATATGTTTTAGATCTTATAAAGAAGGAACCAGCAGAAGTTGCCATTCAGCGAAGCATACAAACCATGATGAACTGGGCCGATGCCAATGACAGTCAGTGGCAACATTACTTCAAATATGTCAGTCTTAATCGTGCAGTCTACGATGTCAAGGACGGCAAAATTAGTCCTTGGATTTTACTCAACTGTCAAACAGGCAGAGACATGTTGAGTAGATTAAATGATGAGCAACTGGGTATTGTGTTCGAAGTCATGGATCCAGATTATTGGAAATCACGTTTTAGAAAATATCCAATTGACTTAACGTTAGTTGCTGAAGTGGTCAAAGAGGGAAACTTATAATGCCAGATATTGATATAGACTTTGCCAACAGAGATCTTGCTTTAGAATTATTTGCACACACTGTGGCCACACGGCAAGAAAATAACGAAGTTAAAAAACACAACACAGGTGTATATTTTACAAGTATTCCAAAAGATGTTAGAACAAATACCAGTACAATAACATATAAAGATGCTGAAGAAAGAGGATATTTTAAAATAGACTTTTTGAATGTTGGAATATATGATGGTGTCAGAGATGAGGCACACTTAACACAATTGATGAAC